GTTTAAAATTTGCAAAAAGAATGAATGAATTTGTAAGTTATGTTTATGATTTTTATGGTAAAAATGGTATCTATGATATGGGTGCAACTGTAAGTCAAATTCAAACTGCAACCATTGACTATATTGCAAGTGATGATTCTTTGCCATTTTATGGTGATAGTCTTGACAGAGAAAGAGTAAGAGATATTCTTACAAGTAAGTTTAATTTAAAAGAGGTAATATAATGGAATACAAAGTAGAAATAAATTTGAATGGCCCAGACGGAAATGCATTTGCATTGATGAGAAAGGCAAAATATTTAGGAGTTAAATTAGATTTATCAAAAGACGAGATTGACAGTATTGTCAAAGAAATGATGTCTGGTGATTATGATAATTTAGTTGAAGTTTTTAAAACAAACTTTGGTCAATTAGTTAGACTAGTTAAAATACAAAACGGTGATGTAGTAGAAACTTTAAATTAGGGTTGACAATATTAATTTTTATGATAGGATATAATTATGGATAATTTAGAAAAAGTTGGAATTACAATGATGTTGGAAGATTTAAAACCAATCAAAACTAATAGACAACTTGCACTTGAGAATCTGGAAGGCATTGCACATCTTATGGAAAACAAATGCAAAGACGATTCAACTTATAATCTTAATAAACAATCAAAAGCTTGGTTAAGACATTATTCAGAGATGATAAGAAGTGAAATTAGACGATATAAAACTTAACAATATAGGTGAATATGATTTATTTTTACAATACACACGAAGATATTCCAGACCATATTGCAGACTATGTTATGAAGTGTGCAGATGTTTCGGATATCAGAAAACTATCAATAACAGATATAAATGCATTTCTTACTGGCGTAGACCAATATGAAGCAGAAGTAACAAATCAATTAATGGAGGATATGTATGCGATTCAAACAAGTACATAGATTTAATAAAAAGAGAAGAACTCCAGAGAAAAGATTGCCTGGTACTGCTGTTGCAGTAGAAAATGGAAATGTAGATAAGGCAATCAGAAAACTAAAAAAGAAACTACAAAAAGAAGATATGTTCAATGAACTTCGTAAAAGAGAATATTACGAAACAAGGAACGAAAGAAAAAGAAAAGAGAAGGCTGCAAGTACAAGAAGATGTATAAGAAAAAGAGAGAAACTAGAGAAGTTAGAGGTTTAAAATGGTTTGGTTCTTTCCTATTGTTGATAGGCTTATGTTTTACATCTTTTAATATCTATCCACTAAATCTATACTTTATGACCATAGGAAGTATTGTATGGGTTAGTGTAGGATATTTTTGGAAAGACGGTTCTATCATACTATTAAACTCTGTTGGGTTTATTATATCAGTTGCTGGTTTAATAAACTATTGGACATAAATATTATTATGGAAAAGAAAAAAGATAACATAATTAAATTCCCTAAAAGATTTAAGGGTAAAAGAAAAGTAGTCAAACCAGATGAGAACTTATTAAGACTTAATGAGGATATCTCTTTTGCAGACCAACTTACTGAAGCACTAATAGTGCAATTAGTTCATTCATTAAATGATAATGGATTGAAAGTTAATGACCCAATGTTTGTAAAAGATTTATCTTTTGTTATTGAATCAATCAAGAGTTCTATTTATAGAGATTTAGATATTAAACACGAAATGCAACCTTTAGTAGATAAGTTTATGGTTCAAGAGAAAGATGAAAAAGGTAATACTAACACAATATTTAAAATGGAATTGATATCAAAGTTTTTGAAAGCTTTAGATAAAAAAAAGAATAAATGATATTAGTTGATATGAATCAAGTTACGATTAGTAATTTGATGATACAGATGAAAGATGAACCTTTAAGTGAGGATTTAGTACGACATATGGTACTAAACTCTTTGAGGTCTTATAAAACAAAATTCAGTAAAGATTTTGGTGAATTGGTACTTTGTTATGACGACAAACATTGTTGGAGAAAAGATTACTTTCCTTATTATAAACAAAATCGTAAGAAGGCAAGAAGTGAAAGTAGTTTAGATTGGAATGAGTTGTTTGATATACTAACCAAAATTCAAAATGAGTTAGAAGAAAATTTCCCTTATAAAGTTTTAAAAATAAATGGTGCAGAGGCTGATGATATTATTGCGATTCTATCAAATAAGATTTCTTCTACACCAAACTTATATGAGGAAATATTAATTATATCTGGTGATAAAGATTTTATACAATTACACCAAAGTGATAATGTAAAACAATATTCACCGACTTTGAAAAAATTTGTAGTTGATGAGAATCCAGAACAATATAAATTTGAACATATTATTAGAGGAGATAAAGGAGATGGTGTTCCAAATGTTTTATCTCAAGATACTGTCTTTGTAGAAGATTTAAGACAAAGACCCATTACAAAAAAGAAATTAATTGAGTGGAAAGAGAATGGTATTCCAGAGGGTGAGATAAAAAGAAACTATCAAAGAAACAAAACATTGATTGACTTTGACAGTATACCAAATGAGTTGGGGGAACTTATATATAATATGTGGGTAGATAAAATTACCCAAAACGATAAGAGTAAAATATTACCTTATTTTATGAAACACAGACTAAAAGAACTGACTGAAAAACTAGGAGATTTTTAATGGCATATGATGTTGTAAGACCTTTAATGCACGAAGTATTAACTATGGTCAATAATGCAAAAGTAAAAGGTAAGAAAATAGAAGTATTAAGAAAATACAGTAGTGAAGGATTGAAAATGGTTTTGAAATCTAGTTTTGACCCTAAAATTGTATGGAGATTACCAGAGGGTGATGTACCATTTATTAAAAATGATGCACCAGAGGGAACTGAACATACAAGGTTAGAACAAGAGGCAAATAAATTATTTCACTTTATAAAGGGTGGAAACGATAAATTAAATCAAGTTAAATGTGAAACTATGTTTGTCCAAATGTTAGAGGGATTACAAGAGGGTGAGGCAGAAGTTTTAATACTTGCAAAAGATAAGAAATTACATCAAAAGTATAAGGGGTTATCAAAACAAGTGGTACAAGAGGCATTTGATTGGGATGACAATTTTTTAAATGTCAATCATAAAGATTATAAAAAATCTGCATAGGGTTGACATATTAAAATAATATGGTATTATAATAATTATTAACATTTAATTTATAGGTATATTATGTTTTATATGATTTTAGGATTATTATTCAGTATTCTTGCGGCTGGTGCTGTTGATGGTGACGCCTCTCTCACTACTCTTTCCATCCTCGCAGTCGCTGGAATTGGGTTTATGAGTCTTGGCACTTATATGATGAATAAGGAAGATGACCAAGACTCGTTCTAAACCCAGAATTGTTAGGGAACAAGTTGGATTACCAGACCGTTCCCTACAATTCAAAAATATAGATGAGGGGTACAGAGTGTTTTTTAAAGTATTCACAACAGTATTAGCAACATTTATTGTTATCGCTGGTATTACAAGACCAGAAAGAATTCCACAAATGCAATATATGGAAATTGCACAATACGATACATATATTGACAAAAAAGAAATAACTTGTCTTGCAAAGAATATGTATTTTGAAGCTCGTAATGAGGGAACTGCTGGAGTTCTAGGTGTAACCAATGTAGTTTTAAACAGAGTTAAAAGTGATTTATATCCAAATACAATTTGTGGTGTTATAGAAGATGCAAAAATATCACAATGGTGGTTAAAAGAAAAAGGTTTAAAAAAACCTATCAAACATATGTGTCAATTCAGTTGGTACTGTGATGGTAAATCAGATGAGATAAAAGACCACTACACATATAATCAACTATATGTTCTTGCAGAGGGTTTAGTTGCATCAAATTTCAAAACACTACTTGACATTACAGACGGAGCATTGTATTATCACGCTGACTATGTTAAACCAAAATGGTCAAGACATTTTGAAAAAACTGTTAAAATAGGTAGACACATTTTTTATAGAAGGAGGTAATGTGAATATATTTTATATTAATGAAGACCCAAAGATTGCATCTTTGGAACATTGTGATAAACACGCTGTAAAAATGTGTGTAGAGTATGCACAACTATTATCAACTGCACATAGATTACTAGACGGAAAAGAGTTTGTCGGTAAATCTAAAACTGGCAGAAATGTTAAAAGGTGGAAACACCCAGTGGATTTTATGGATAAGAATCTAATGTTGGCGTGTCATACTAAACACCCTTCTGCAATATGGTGTAGAGAAACTAGAGGTAACTATTCTTGGTTATTACATTTACTGATGAACTT